AGAGTCGCTCCTGAACCGCGTAGGAGTGGCAAAGCAGGAACAAATCAACCACAACGTAACCGCAATACACGGAGTAGTCCTGCTACCCCCTAAGAAAGAGGTAGTTATCGATGCGGAGTGACAAAGAGATATTAAAGATTGCAATGGAAAACGTCAGTAACCTAACGAACGAAGAATTTGATAGGTATCAGGTGATACAAAAGATGCCAGTCAAAGAGAGATTTGCTGGAAAAGCACAGGGTGGCAAGGTTTCTCGTGGACGCTCTGCACAGGGAAGTGCCGAAAAGAATGGCTGAAGCCGCACCGAAGCGTACCTACCACCTATCCACCGCTGAACGTGCGCGAAGAGCAGCCCAAAAGAAACTGCGTGGTGCAAAGAAGAAAGCCCAGCAAGCCACAAAGAAGGCAGAGACGCAAAGAAAGAAAGCCCGTGATCTTGAAAGCACTATTGGACGAGTTGAGAAAGCTATCACAGCAAGCGGCACTGCAACGATTGACACTGCCGATCTCAACTCACTTCCCCCGGCTGTGTCCGATCTCGTGGGAGATTCCGAAGTTATCTTTCAGGCTAACCCCGGACCCCAAGAGGAGTTTCTTTCGGCGGGAGAGCGGGACGTTCTTTACGGTGGGGCTGCTGGTGGCGGTAAATCGTTTGCTTTACTTGCTGATCCCCTACGGTATTGCCATAACCCCAATCATAGGGGTCTTCTTCTCAGGCGTACCCTCGACGAACTAACAGAACTAATTGACAAGTCACGCCAGCTTTACACAAAGGCGTTTCCCGGAGCCAAGTTCCGCGAATCCAAATCAACGTGGGTCTTTCCATCCGGGGCTACGATCTGGTTTACCTACCTCGACAGAGATAAAGACGTTACCCGATTTCAGGGACAGGCGTTTAACTGGATAGGCATCGATGAGATTACCCAATACCCTACGCCGTATGTGTGGGACTATTTGCGTTCTAGGCTTCGTGCTACTGATCCTGAACTTCAAGAACACCTGTACATGCGCTGCACAGCCAACCCCGGAGGTGTGGGTGGCTGGTGGGTCAAGAAGATGTACATCGAAGGTACCCCCGAAAACAAAGCATTCCCTGCTTTTGACATAGACACTCGCAAAACATTTGCTTGGCCTAGTGGTCACGAAAAGGCAGGTCAGCCGCTCTTCTTCCGAAAGTTTGTTCCAGCGCGGTTGACAGATAATCCCCACCTCATGGCTGACGGTCAATACGAGGCTATGTTGCGTTCGCTCCCAGATGTCGAACGGAAGAGACTTCTCGAAGGGGATTGGGATGTGGCAGAGGGAGCAGCCTTTCCCGAGTTCTCACGAGTGAAACATGTGGTCGAACATTTTGACATTCCCACGAACTGGCCCCGCATACGAGCAGCCGACTACGGGTACTCCGCGCCGTCTTGTGTCTTGTGGGGTGCGATTGACTGGGATAATAATATTTGGGTTTATCGTGAATTATACGCTAAACACTTGACAGCGGAGCAATTAGCTGATAGAATACTAGAAGCGGAACAACTTGACCCGTTACCTCACTACACCGTACTCGATTCCTCTTGCTGGAACAAGACCGGATTCGGGCCATCCATAGCAGAGGTGATGATGCGGCAGGGAGTTCGCTGGACTCCATCAGACCGCAACCGTGTTCAGGGCAAGATGGAAATACACCGTCGTCTAGCAGATGATCCCTACTCACAGGAACCACGTATACGTTTCTTTTCATCCTGCCAGAACATCGTGAAACAAATAGCTGGTATACCCCTCTCCAAAACAAACAGCGAAGACGTAGATACCAAAGCTGAAGATCACGCATACGACGCACTTCGATACATGCTGATGACACGAATGAGCGGATACGCTTCGATACACCAGCAACTAGGCGCAATCAAGAACCACGTACACAAGGTTCAAGATGAAGTATTTGGATATTAATTTATGGCACAGTTTATTAACGAATTTGAGGAAATGCTTGCTGCCAGTCCCGATGGTCGTCCTCAAACAATAAATAATACTATTATCGGTGAGTTGTTTAAAAATAGAAATCCTGCCGAAACAAAGAGCATGTCGCAGTCAAAGATAAACTCTGCAACAAAATTCTTTGAAACATCTGGTATGTTGGATATGACTCCTGCAGAGATAACTGCAGACCCTGTTGCTTTTACAAAAATGATGCAGGGAGAAGGTTATCAACAACTAGGCAAAAGCCAAGCTACCAAAGCTCAAGCCTTTTTATCTGGTATTTTAGAGGATGCAGGACACGGTCAAAGTTGGCCTAGCAGAACATTAAAAACACAACTGGGTAGAGAAAAAGCATTAAACACTTTTGATTTTGAAGTCACTCGCGCAAAAGTAAAAGAATTTCCTGATGATGTCTTTTCTAAACTAAAGACTTCTGCAGCTAGGTTACAAAGTAAAGGAGACAAAGAAGCTGCAGCACAATTGCTTATGCACATGTTTGGCGGATATAGACCTGAAGACTTAAATGGTATTAGTATTGATGATATTAACTTTAAGACTGGTGTTGTTGAGAATGTAGAAATTAAAGCGGCAGGAGCAACAGTTTCTAAGTCTGCTATTTTTTCACCGCCAATTTTAGATGCAATTAAAATGCACATAGGGGATAGAAAAACAGGACTCCTGTTTGAAAGCACACAAGAAAATTCTAAGCGCATTAACAATGTTTTTGATGAAGTTTTTGGAAAAGACTACTTGACCGTAAGTAGTCCTAAAGGGGGAAAACGGCAAGAACCTATGCGAGTTAAAAAACTTCGTAATTTAAATGAAAGTATTCTTTCAGGTTACGATGTTTCAGAACAAGCTAGAAAAGTTGTTACTCTTCGCGCTCAATCTAATGTGGCAGAAGATTACGCAACATCTGCAGCTAGACGAAGACAAATAGAAAAGATTACAGCAAAAAATGTAGCGTTGTTTTCAGCCGGGTCCGAAAGTTCATCTGTTGCTCAATTTATGAGTGACGTAGGAGTTGTTTCTCCGTCAAACAGAACAGCTACGATTGCGGCTACAAAAGAAGTTTTAGAAGAACTGGGGTATGAGAACGCAGTTAACCCAGACTTTTATAATTCTCTTCCAGAGTCAGGTGAAGTAATAGGTGGAAAAATAGCGGGACAAGTTGATCCTGAAGTATCTGCCTCTTTAAATCAAAAACAAATACAGGCAAATTTAAAAAGTGCAGACCTTGATGAAACGGATAGGTTAGAAAACAGACAAAGATTAGAAGAGCTACGTGACCAAACTTCCCAAGACACAAAAGTAAAAAAACAACAAAAGACTGTTGCATCAGGCGAAGACTTCATAGCCAAAGCCTTGAAGATGGCAAAGCCACTCAAGGTAGTTGTTCCCCCTCTTGCAATTGCTGCAGGTGTGCTTGCTGCAAAAGATACGTATGCTAGTACAAGGGAACAACTTGTTGAACTGGGAGTTCCAGACAAGTTAGCTACAGCAGGTGCAGGAATAGCAGGAGCCACAGAGTTTCTACCAGTTGCTCCTAGTGATGTTGTTTCAATTGCACGATCAATCCCAGAACAACCTAGCATGATGCAGTCTATGCAAGCTAGATGGCAACAGGTTCAAGACATAGGTTAGTAGTTCGGTAACCTCGACCAACAGGGACAACCAACACCTTCTGCTCCTGTAAACATACCCGATCCCGTTCCGACCCAGCAGGGAATGCTGGCTGCAGGTGGAGCAAAACAAAGAGTTAACCAAGCAAGAAGTGCCGCGCTTGCTGGTGAAGAAACATCAATGAGCGGTTCCTTTCTAAATTAACCCATAGGGGAGACAAACCTATGCCTGACAATAATTACAACTACGGTGCAGCATATGTAATGAACTCTGACAAGGTCAGCGTCGATACAGATGAGGGTGCATCAAAGCTTTACCGTGAAGGTCTGGAGTTTCCAACTCGTGTACAGACAGGCCCAATCACAGAAGATATGCCAAAGAAGCAAACTAAGCCAACAGTAGAAGCTTCATTGTTTAAGATGGCAGACGACAGAAACTACTTTAGCTAGGACTTCAAATGTCTGATAATTTCCTACAACCCCCAGACGATAGTGAAGTTGTAGTCGTAGCCCCCGAAGAGGAGATGCCCGGTCTTGCCGCGCACATCCGAAAGAAGTTCCAAGACTCTGAAAATGGTCGCTTTGCTTACGAGCAACGTTGGCTAAAAGCGTTTAAGAACTTTCGTGGCATTTACGACTCAACTACCCAGTATCGTGACAGTGAAAAGTCGAAGGTATTCATTAAGATTACCAAGACAAAGGTGCTTGCTGCTTACGGACAGATTATTGACATCCTGTTCGCAAACAAAAAGTTTCCGTTGGTTGTAGAGCCAACTCCTGTCCCCGAAGGTATTGCAGAGTTTGCTCACATGCAAACCCCGCTTGATGAGATCATCGATCCCTACGGATTTGAGGGAGACGGAAGAACCCTAGAGCCGGGAGCATTAGAAGCTTCCCCACCTAGCGGTGACTTTTTAGGAGGATTAAAAGACAGGTACAGTGGTGCGCCTCTTGCAGAGGGACCAGCTTTAGCCGGAGAGCCACAAATTTCTCCCGCACAAAAAGCTGCCCTAAACATGGAGAAGGTCATTCACGATCAGCTTCTTGACACAAGTGCAGTCAATGTATTTAGAAGTGCTATCTTTGAAGCATCTCTCTTAGGAACAGGGGTCGTAAAAGGTCCGTTTAACTTTACTAAAAGAGTACACCAATGGGAGCGAGACGACGAGGG